TTGTTGTTTTGATATTGCAAGTTTTAATTGCTCTAAAGCTAGTAATGCTATTCTAATTAATTGTTCTTCTATTAATTGTGATAGAATTTTAACTAATAATTTTTGTGTTAATTCTCTAAATGTGTCTGTTAATTTTTTACCTAGTACAATAGATTCAGCTATTCCAACTGAAACATTTTTTATTCCAATAACAGCACCTTCGGCTATTGTTTTGTTTAAACCTCTAAATGCTAAGTCAGCAGAAGCAACTTCATTTTTTAATTTACCTTCAAGTATTCCTAAAAAAGATTTATCTTCTATTTTAGCTTGTTTTGTTTCAATAAAAACTGTTCTATCTTCATCTAAACCCATTGTTTGAGGAATACCAGAACCATATCCTGAAACTTTTCCTAAACCTTTTACTACTTTATCTAATGTGCCTAATACTAATTTTAATGAGTTATTTAATAATACAAGTCCAACATTAGCAATTTCAGTCACAAGGTTTAATAGTTTGCCAAGTATAGCAATAACTGGTGCTAGTGTTGTAAGAAGTTCTCCAAAGCTTTTTAATAGTTCTTTAAATGAAGTGCTAAAACCACCATCTGTTGCTATCAGATCTGCAACGTCTTTTAGATTTTCAAATAGGTTTTTAAATACTATTGCTAAATCTCCTGCTCTTTGTGATGAAGCACCACCAAATGTGTTAGCTAATCCTTTTTGTAAAGCTTCTAATATAATTGCTGAACCTTCTGCATCATCAGCAAATTTAACTAATTGAGATCTAGTTAATCCAAGTTCTTTTTCTAAGATTTGAAATACTGGAATACCTTTAGAAGCTAACTGAGATAAAGATTGCGAACCTATACCAGCACCAGTAGCACCCTTAGCAAATAGTCTAGTTAAGTCGTTTAAGGTATCTAATGAGTTTGCAGTAGCAGAAGCAGTATCTATAAATGTTCTTAATAATTCATCAGTTGGTTCTATCCCTGAATTTTGTAATGTAATAAATGAATCTGATAGTTCTTTTGTAGAAAATTGTGTTTGTCTAGATAGATTTCTTAACAGACCAAATGCTCTTTGACCACCTTCAACTGAACCAGTTACAAATCTTAAAGTTGTTCTTAGAGTTTCAAACTCTTTTGTGATTTCTATTATTGGTTGGATTACTGCACCAATTCCTAAACCTATTAATGCGTTTTTTAAACTTAGTATTGAACCTTTTACACCATTAAAAGCTTTTGATGTATTATCAACTGCATTAAGCTTTATGTTTAGTTGCTGATCTGCCATTATAAAGTTTTTCTTTTTCTGCCTTCACTTTAAAGTAAGCTATCCAATAATAAAATTCATCTTGCGTTAGCAATAGAACTTCTTCCATACTTTTGTTTAATTCCTGACCAAGAGCAAGTATAGAAAATAACTCCGTATCAGTTCTTACTTTTTTTCAGCTTCCTCGTAAGAAACACCATTCAACATTTCTGTTGCTACTCTAGCTATAACATTTGCATCAGCATTATTCAATAATGTTAGCTTATCATCTAGCTTGAATATTTTATTTCCTTCTGAGTCTTTTGCTTTTAAAACGATTGCATCTACTAAAACTGCTAGATCATCATTCTTAGCACCTTTAAATAGGTTTCTTTTTTCTCCTAATGTAAATGGTGAGCAATATACTATTAAAGGTTTGCCTTCCTCGCCCCACTCAGCTACCTCAATCTTCTTTATTCCTAAAGATTCAAATTGTGCCTTCACTCTATCTATTATCGTAGTCATATCTTCCTTTTCTAATTAATTAACTTGCTGTTGATAATGATAATACACCAGTTCCAGTAAAAGTCATTTCTGCTTCTACTAATCCATCAAAAGATGCTGATATATTATAAGCTGTTACGATTGCACTACCTTCATAAAATTTATCACCTGCTGTATTACCTTCAGGGTAAACTTTAATTGATATTTCTGTGCCTACAACTATTAATAGTTGTCCAGCATCTGCTTCATCAAAAAATAAACTTGCAGAACCAGAAAAACCTTTAAGTCCAGCTTTATATGTTCTTGTTGTATCACCTAATGAAGTATCTTCAATAGTGTCAGCAGTTTGCTCTAATGTGTAGCTTCTTAATTCGCCAACAGTTGTAGTCCCAATTCTAATGAGACCTTCTGACCCAGTATGTGTTGCCATGTTTGTTTCCTTGTATTGTTAATGTTAAGGTGTGCCAGATGTGTATTGGTACATAACTCGCACCACCATTCTGATACCACCTATTGGGAACAAAACTCCTTCATCAGTAGAAACTTCTACCACTTGAGTTTGTTTTGCGTACCCACCTCTTGTTCTATCAGAATTTAGTCTAGTTTCAATCGTAGTTATTAACTCATTACGTTTTGTGTCAATATTTGTTGGAGTTCCTTTTACATAACCAACAATTACGAAATCTGCTGTTGCTTGTCTTAATGCACTTGTAAAACTTATTGTTTCATCTGATCTTACTTCATTACCAGATTGTACAAAACAAGCTGGATATTGTTGTTCAGATAATTCATCAACATTAAAAGGTTCTCTAGTAACTTTCTTTAAAGTTATTGGAGATGTTCCAGTTGAAATTGCTGTTACTATATTAGATGCTATATCTTCTCGTTTACTCATATCTTACTAAGTTTATTGTATGTTTGCATAAATACATTCATTACTGGTTGAATCTCTCTTGCACCAATAGCAAAGAATTTACGTTTCTTTTGATTACCTAAAGCTTTAACATTTTGGAATTTATTTGCAAAATAAATAATAGCTTGTGTTGGTTGTGATCTTTGAGTTATGTTTGATAACATTTGACCAGAAAAATTAAGATCAGGATATTGTGTTTGTCGCCCAGCTTGTTGTCTAAATATTTTATAAGCTTCTGTGTATGGTGGGAATGAATTACCATCTGCATTAATACCTCTTGCAGTTCTTTGTTTGATTAGACCCATTAAGAACTCAGCAGTTCTACCTAATGCAGTCTTAACTATTAGAGGTTGTTCTCTTACTTGTTTTTCAAAGTTTCTAGCAACTTGTAAAGAATTATCCTCAATAGTAATCTTCATCTAATTAGTTTAAGTCTATGATAAGGTGCTTTTTCAGCATCAGCGATTGTATTAGAATCATCAGCATCATATTCAACACCATCTCTTAGAATAGACTCTAATTCATCAGAATACATTTGTTGATAATGCTTCATCATAACTTGAAATCTATCTAGGTTATCGTTTGAGTTAAATTTAGTTAATTGTGGACAAGCATAATAACCTATTACTCTAAATACACTTAGTCTTTTAAATTGTGAATCAGTTAATAATGTTCCGTCCATTTCAGTTGTGTTTAGTATTGCTATATCTCTATAAGTTTCTTTTGAGTAAACTGGAAACCATCTTATTCTTAAATCTCTTTCAATATCGTCTCTTGCTAGTGCGTGGTAATTTGTAAATGCAGATATTCCAAATGTTAAAATATCTGGTTGGTAGAATGTTAAATCTGAATCGCTTGAAAAATTTGCCATAGTTAATTCCGTTTAGTTGGTGGGGCTTTTACACCCCACCGATTTATTAATTAAAGAGCAGTATCAGTTCTTACAGTTACTCCATAAGTGTCTTTTAATACACCTACTCCGTAAGTTATTGATGATACGATCTCAGTTGCTCTTAGAGACGCATCTCTTTGAGTTTCAACTTTGAAATCTTCTTTTAATGCCAATCCGATAGATTGTGGGTGAAATACTCCACCATATGAATCGTCATAAGCATCAATAGTGATATTTGCGTTTTCAAAAATATCAATACCAGCAATTCTACCGATATATCCATTTCTTAAAGCTTCATTTCCAATTTCAGAAATTGCATAACCTGAACTTGATGTTGTGTAAGCAGGTTGTGTTAAAGTTTTCTTTAAATTGAAAGTTGCTTTAGGGTGAAACACTGCGTAGTAAGGTGCAGGTACATTTGCACTTCTTAAAATCGCTTGTGCTTTGAAAAGCAAGTCAGCAGTTAGTTCAGTTCCAGCACCACCTTGATCTGATGCAGATGCAAAGTCGTCTAGTAAACCAGCTAAATCAGTATCAACTTTTTTAGCGATTGCTTCACCGAATAATTTTCCAATATCAGCACCAACATTACGACTAGCTGAATCTCTAGCTAAGTCAGTTAAAGTTGTCATAACACCAACTTCAGATGCAGTGATAGTAGCTGAAGTAGGGTTTACTGCTGTATTAGATAAATCAGAAGCTTCGTTTACTGCTGAAGCACTGATTGTTGGGTACACAGGAACTTCAATAGTTTTACC